ATACAATATGTAAATTAAATTCTTACACTGGGGAAGGTGACATTACACATGAAACTAAAAATAAAATAGCTAGTAATTATACTATTTGTAAATATGGTTATTTTTTATACATATATCAATATGAAAACATGCGTTTTATATGCTCAATCACTAGACAAAAAGATATTGAAACATTAACTACAAATTTAAAAAATCAGTATCCATTGGGAGAAATGAAATATAAAACCAATATATCTTATGCATTTTCAGAAAAAAATATGATGTTTCTTTTAAAGCAACATTGTGTTTGCTTGGGTAATAATAAATTTGAATCATCGCTTGAAGATGTTAAAAGTATTATTGATATTTCAGCCAATTTGGAAAAGTTGTTAATTAATAATGGAAAAGATTTACCTAAGTTGCAAAGTATTATTAATAATGAAGAAACCAATTCTATAATTGAAACAATAGATTCAGAAGTCCCGCCAGTAAGAAAAGCTAAACGTTCTATAGATCAAATAAATAAAGATACCGGAGAAGTAATCAAAACATATGAAAGCATAGAAGCTGCAGGACGTTCATTAGGATTAACAACAGGGACTGCGGTGGGAATTGCTCTGAGAGAAAAAAGAATTTGTCAAGGTTTTTTATGGAGATATTCAGGTGTATCAAAAGAAGAGCAGTATAACGAGCAACCTGTTATAAAAGTGTGTTGTTCAACTGGTTCAAAAACGTCGTTCAAAACGATAGCAGATGCTGCAAGAGATTGTAATATATCTGCGCCTGCATTAAGACAACGAATTTTGACACATGTTCATATAAACGATCATCATTGGATTTTTGATAAAGAAGCAACTCATTATAATTAAATAATAACCTCAATATTTAATTATATTTAAATATAAATTCCATTTTTATTTAAATACTTTTCATACATTTGTATAATGGGAAATTCTCAATCCATAAGAAAAATAAATTTTGAAGATATTCAGTATATTATAAAAAATCCAGAAAGACACATTATGATTAATACACTTCCTATTTCAGAACAAGATTGTTTATTACCAAATACAATGAATATACATAAAGAAGAAGAATTGATGAATCAATTATTAAAAAACGGAAAAAAAGAAGTGAATATTATTATTTATGGTAAGAATTGTAATGATGATAAGTTATATACAAAATATCAACAATTGACTTCTCTCGGATTCTATAATGTCTGTGTGTATCCAGGAGGTTTATTTGAATGGCTAATGTTACAAGACATCTATGGAACAACTGATTTCCCAACCACAAAAAAAGAACTAGATTTATTACGTTTTAAGCCATATAAAGTCTTGAATGTAGCTATTTTAGAATATTAAATATGTATAATATTTTATTCCTATAGATATCATTTATAAACTAGTTTTTTAACAAAATGATCATTAATAGCATGATTAGATAATTCATAAGAACGATGACTTATATTACTAAATAAATGATTATATTCTATTCTTTCAAATCCGTCCTCTAATTTTTTTGCAGCTTTATAAAGTGGCATCAAATTATGTGAATTACAATTATATTTTCCTGTCATTTGATTAATGACAAGTTGACTATCTCCATTTACAAATAATTTTGTTATATTCATATCTAATGCTTTTTCAAGACCTAAAATAAGACCTGCATATTCTGCTTCGTTATTAGTTGATTTTTTTCCAACAAAAACGGAACCAGCCCAGATTTCTTCATTATTGTTATAAATAACTGCTCCTGCTCCTGCTAAACCTGGTTCACCTTTACTACATCCATCAAAATTCATTTTATAAAAAAAATGTTGTAATGGTTGTATAATTTTTTTTGTTTGCAAATGATTTATTACTGATTGTCGTAACATATAATATTTATTATAATTTATCTTTATATTATGTTTTTATATTAAAAGGTGTAAATATCTTGTAAAGAATCGGTATCTTTTTTTGCTTTTCTATGTAACTTTAAAGACTCTCTCTTAGAATAAGATGTTTTAAAAAGTTTATCAGAACGCATTTTAAATACTCTATTATCAAATAACTCTAATGCGTGTTTTAAAGCTTCTGTATATTTATAACTATCACGATGCATAGTATACATAATACATCTATCAATATCATAAGCAGCAAGTAAATCTGCTTCTCTTACAATATGATATGCTAACTGATATTCACCCAAATCAGGAAATCCATTTACCTTTACTTTTGAATAAGACATTGTAGAAATGATTTTACTCACAATTTCTAGGTGTTCTGGTATGATAAATTCGGATAAATATTTTAAATATTTATTAATACCTTCTGTTTCGTTCATATATTTTTTATCACACATGTCATGACCGATAGCTGCACTATAAATAATATTTTTTTGTGTTTCTAAAAATGGATTTTTAGAAACTTCGCTATCATAAATACGTTTGGCAAAACCAAAAACTTCCATACTATGTTTTAAAGCATGAGATTCATCAATATTATAAAAGTGTGATGTTTCAATTACGTATTCAAAAGAACGATTTATTAAAAGTTGTAATGATAAAGCTGTTGTCATATTTTTCATTTATAATATAGTATTATTTTCTTTTATTTTTTTAAATTCAATTTTTTTTATATATAGTCACATATTTCTGTTATTAATATATTGTCTTTTATAACAATCCGAAAAGGTTTTCCACATCCATATATTAGATTATCTTTAATATATTGTTCACATAAATCTTTTGTCGTGTGAGGATCAATCTGTTTACCAGATAATATGAATATTGCATGACGAAAAATAGCACAATTAATTTGAATAATTTCTACATATCCTTTACAATGGGGGCATGTCACAATAATATTGTTAGACGGTTCTGTCATAAATAATATATATAATTATTTATATTATTTCTATAATAATATTATATTATGAAAACAATAAAAAAAAATCATAAAAAAAATAGAAATTATTCAAAAACAAAAAAAAGATTCTTTTATAATCCTAATAATCCAAAGAAATCATTTGATGTGTATATAGATAAAAATCCAAAAGACACAATTCATATTAAGTATACAACAACTCAAGATGTTAAGAATACAATTGACAAATTAGAGAAGTTATATAAGAGAAAAAAATATACACATAAACGCATATGGCAAGTAGGTATGATTATGAAAGTACGACTAGAAGTATTGAAAAATAAAAAACCAGAACAATATAATATATCAAAAAAATATTTTGAATTTTTAGGAAATAGAACAAAATTAGACGATAATGAACGTTATAATGCTGTATTCAAATGTTAAAAGATACGATGAATGTAATAATTGATTTGATATATCCAATCTTCTATTTGTCTTTTATTTTTATAAATATCTACATTTCCATCTAAAACAATTTTTTCTGTATTTTCATGATTCATTTGTAACATTTCTTCATGATATTTATGACAACTTTGTAAATATCCTAGTGGAATACAATCTTCACCCTCTCTAGAACGTTTTGTAATTCTTGTATGACAAATTTCTGGTTCTACTTTTAAATATACAATTTTATGTACAGGAAATTCTTCTGAGAAAGTATCAAACCAATTCAAATAAATTTGATAATAAACATCTTCCATTTTTCCAGTTTCAAATAACATTTTTGCAAAAACATATCTATCTGTATTAAGACTTCTCTCCGTAATAATAACATATTTTTTTAATTTATCTAAAGTTTTTAAAGCATCACGCAGAACATTTAACCTAGAAACATAAGCCATCATTTGAAATGCAAATGAATATTTTTCTTGGTCTATATAGAATTTTTCCAAAATAGTAACACCATTTGAGTCTTTAATTTTTGCCCATTCATCAACAGGTTCTTTTAAGAAAATTATTAATGGATTATTTTTATATTCATCTTTTAATTGTTCCATCAATGTTGACTTTCCAGAGCCAATATTTCCTTCAATAGAAACGATAGTATAATTAAGATTTGATTGAGACATCTTATTGTAATATATACTTTTGATTTTATGTTTTATTTTTTATTCAATTTTAAAAAAAAATGAATAAAAAATAATATATAAAAAGAAGATTACATATTCTATATACACCATCACATAATGGATCTACAACAAAGAAAACTTAACAAATCAGAATGGGACTCTATTGAAATATCAGTTTCCTTGCAAGAAATGAATGTATTACATATGATTATCCAAGGGTATCATGATGTTAATGTAAAGATAAATAATAACAACTCTATCTTTACATTCTTAAAAATTGAGTATTCAGAAAAAATGGAAGATTATTTATATAATAAATATTTGCGTGAACGCGGTGAAAGTTGTGAAAAAGAACTTAAAAAAATAAATTCTTCATATAAATTTCTAAAATTAGATAGTGATATAAAAATTAATTCTGCGGACAGAGTTCGGTTAGAGCGTTTTGATGAAAATTTGCTCAAAAAAAATGATATTTACGAGTTTCTATTGCTAGACCATATAGAAAATTTATTAAAAAATAATTCTGTAAATAGTAAAATGTTCCACTATCATTATTATACACTTTATAAACTTATACGCAATAATATTATGCGACTCAATAGACATATTATTGATTTAACAAATCGTGTATTAAATATCTTTGAACAAAATGTTGAAAAAATTTCTATGATACAAAATGCAGTAGATTTTATTGAGAAAAATGAAAGCTTATTAAAATATACAGATTTAACATTATATGAGCATCAGAAAGAAATATTTACAATTTGTAAAAGTATAACACCTAAATTGGTGCTTTATATGGCCCCAACTGGGACAGGAAAAACCTTAACCCCTATAGCTTTATCAGAACAAAAAAAGATAATCTTTGTATGTGCTGCAAGACATGTGGGTTTAGCTTTGGCAAAGGCCGCAATTTCAGTTAAAAAGAAAATAGCATTCGCTTTTGGTTGCTCAAGTGCAGACGATATTCGTTTGCATTATTTTGCAGCAAAGGTATTTACTAGAAATAAACGCACAGGAGGAATTGGAAAAGTTGACAATAGTGTTGGCGATAATGTTGAAATTATTATTTGTGATATTCGTTCTTATTTGCCTGCTATGTATTATATGCTTGCATTCTTTCCAGCGGATAATATAATTACTTATTGGGATGAACCAACTATTACTATGGACTATGCAGAACATGATATTCACAAGACAATCCAAGAAAATTGGAAGAAAAATATGATACCAAATATGGTTTTATCATCTGCAACATTACCTAAACAATATGAGCTTACGGAAACTCTGCCTGATTTCTTGACTAAATTTACTGGAGCTGAAATTTTCAATATTGTCAGTCATGATTGTAAAAAATCTATCCCAATAATTAACAAAGATGGTCTTGTTGTTGTGCCGCATTATTTAAGTGACTCATATTCTGATATTTTAAAAGTGGCAAAACATTGCAATGAACATTTGACAATACTCAGGTATTTTGATTTAAAAGAAGTTTCTGAATTTATTGATTATGTAAATAGTAATAGTTATGGAAATTCAAAAACAAATCTTGATCGTCATTTTGAAACATTAAATGATATAAATATGAAAAATATAAAAATGTATTATGTAAATTTGTTGCAAAATATTACTGCAGATAAATGGACAGTTATTTACAGCCATTTTATGCGTTTGAGAAAACCTAGAATAGTAGAAAATTCTAAAATTGATGCTAAAGGTAATAAAATTACAAAAGTTAAAAGTATAGGGCCATGTGTAACTAGCGAACAAACAACAAATAAAGAAGTTATTGGTACATCGGGAGTGTATGTTACTACAAAAGATGCTTATACATTGACTGCAGGACCAACTATATTTATTTCAAATGATGTAGAAAAAATAGCAAAATTTTGCATACAACAAGCTAATATACCTGGTATAGTTATGGATGAGCTCATGAAGAAAATTGAATATAATAATGCTATTAATGAGCGATTATATATGTTAGAATCAGAAGTAGATATTATTAAAGAACAAGGCGAACAACAAGCAAAAAATAATGTATCAAGTTTTCATAATGGTAGTACTATTAATGGAAGAAATAAAGGTGGAAAAGATTCAAAAAAGTTATCTCGTGATACTCCTGAAGAAATGGAAAGCAAAGGAAAATTAAATAGACTAACTCAGGAAATTAATTCATTAAGAACTCTAATAAAATCTGCATCTTTGAATGATACATTTATTCCTAATAAAAAAATGCATCTAGATAAATGGGCTACAAATATAAACAATCAATGCGCATTTACTAGTAATGTGGATGAGCAATTTGTATGTGATATCATGTCTTTAAAGGGTGTAGAAAATTATTTAAAAGTATTATTGATGATGGGAATTGGTGTATTTATAAATCATGAAAATATTACTTATACAGAAATTATGAAGAAATTGGCAGAAGAACAAATGTTGTATATGATTATTGCAACGAGTGATTATATTTATGGTACAAATTATCAGTTTTGTCATGGTTTCTTGAGTAAAGACTTGGATTTAACTCAAGAAAAGTTGATTCAAGCTATGGGGCGAATTGGAAGAAATAATGTTCAACAAACTTATACAATTAGGTTTCGCGATGATGAACAAATTGCAAAGCTATTTACTTCAGATACTGAGAAGCCAGAAATTATTAATATGAATAGACTTTTCAATAGTAAAAAAGTAGTTTGGAGAGATAATAGTTATATAGAACAAGAGGAAAAAATGGTTGAAGAAGCGTAAAGTATTTTAATAATATCTTGTAAAGATAATTATAAATTTTTTATCTATAATATAGTAATTATTGGTTTGTTATATTCATATACTTTCTCTCTTAGATGAATATAATATTCAAATCTTTCTTTTGATAATTCTGATTCATATACTTTACAATTTCCGGTAGAAATAGATTCGGTTTTTTTCTTATCTATAGATGAATTAGGATTATTTTGAATGAGTGTATTGTATATTTTAATTGTTTTCCATCCTTCTAATACTTTTTCAAATATAAAAATAACTTCTTCTCCAGTAATATCGCGTTTTGTAGTACGTTTTTTCTCTCTTCTTTCTTTTTTCATTTTTATAAAATCCTTTTTGTATTTGTTATCCATTTTTATAGATAACAAATATATTTTTATATATGTGTTTCGTTAAATTGTTCCAATAAATTTAAATAATATAAATCTTTTTAAGTCAGTATCAACTAATAATATTAATACATTAGTTTCTTTAATTACTATATGCGAGCCCTCCCCAGGCGCGTAATTTTTATTAATTTTCATTAATAAATTGGACTATTCCTTAAGTCTTCATAGAAAGTTGCTAACTTTCTCAGACCCACTCCATTATAGTCTCTGAACCTTCTCCATATGCTTGCTTTAGCGCATTTAGGAGCTTGGCTGCAGATTGTCCAATCCTTTTCGTTATCACTATGCCCTAGGTCATTACCCCGGGTATTCAAAATGTTTTCACATATTGAAGTAGTAGAAAAGGCTATCAGGATGTTCCTGCAATTTAGAAATGTTGCCTCAAAATGACTTGATAGTCAGAAAGAGACTAGCTGGTTATATAATGTATTCTGTTGTTTTTGAATACATATTTGCTTTACACTGTTTACCCACATTAGAAAGCAAATATCTAATATGGCAGCCAACTGTTTGGAACAGGAGGTTAATACATGTTGGTACATTGTATGTTGTATCGTAAACTCGTTAATCCCAGACATAATTCTTAAAACATTATAATTTGTTGCATATACACGAACCTTAGCAGTCTTGGTACCTTCAACTGTAGCATTTGAGAGCACAAGTTGGAGTGTAGCGTTATCAATGCGTGAGAAGTTGCAAGTGCCGGAAGGTTGATGTTCCTCAGGTCTCAAAGCAAAGGAGTAGACATTGATGCCCTCATCAGGGGAGCGGGTGTGGCATTGGTAAGGTTGCACCCATGAGAAGTAGGAACCTTCACGCTCAGAGAAGCGGTCTTGGCCGTTGAGTTGGAGCTTGGCAACAACGACGGGGTTTTGGCCCCAACAGTGCATGTCAAGGGAGGTCTCGGAGAGTACGAAGGTACCGGCATCGGAGACAGTTGAGCCTTGGTTGTAGGTGTTGTTTGAGGGAACCAATTGGTTGGTGGAGGTTAAGCCAAGAGAAGCGAGGACGGCGGCAGAGTTGGCGGTGTCAGCAGCGTTCAAGCCAGTACCTTGCACCTTACCACCAAAGTGGGGCTCAGATAAGGCGTTGTTGTAAACGCCTCCGTGCCAGTATCCGGTGAAGTCGGCAGGCATGTACTCGTCCATGGCACCGGCGTCTTGGAAGAGGCCGCGGGCATCAATGAAGGCGTTTTGGCCGGAAAGCTCAGAAGGGCCTCCGAATGCGTGGATGGCATTGGGAAGGGCATCAATAGCGTCGGTGTAGTTGAAGGGTTGGGCACCAAGAACCTTGAAGAGGGTGGCATCGCAAAGAAGAGCTGAGCAATAGTCAACGTTTTGATCGGGTTGGACAACCCAGATAAGCTCCTTCACGGGGTGGTTGAAGTTGAGCTTAATCTTGTTGGAAGATGAACCAACGGACTCATCACCAGTGAATTGGAGCTGGGTGATGAGGTACTCGTGGGGGTTCTGGGCAAAACGGCGGCGCTCATCGGTGTCAAGGAAGACATAGTCAACGTAGAGGGAAGCAGCGACGAGGGACTGGTTGTACGCGATAGTGGCAGTCACAGGGGTGCCAACGTTGTATTGGTTGGCGGATTGGTTGAGGTAGCTGGTAGCACCAGTCGCGGGGTAGCGAGTGGTGTTGCAGCTGAGGGACGTTACGGCCCAGAGGCACTCGTCAATAGGGCGGATGTCAAGATTGATCTTGACCTCGTGGTATTGGAGAGCAATAAGGGGAAGGGCAAGACCAGGGTTTGTGCAGAACCAGAATTGGAAAGGCACGTAGAGGGTGGTCTCGGGAAGAGCGTTACGGGGAGCGCACACCTGACGGGGAGCCATGGAGTCGCAAGGACCATCCACGTCCGCGAAGGAGGGATCTGTAATGAAGGTTAGTTGGGTGGTGTTACCAATCATCTTGAAGTAGCCGCGTTGTTGCTCGGAAGTCATTGTAAGTTGGTTCCAGATGTGCATCCAGTCACCATATTGGCGGTCAATGCGTTGTCCACCAATCTCCACCTCAACTTGGGCGATGAGTTGCTCGCCGGGGAAATCTAACCAACGAGCATAGACGGCTCTGTTACCGGAGGTAACGCTGGCGGCGTTGCCCATAAGTTGGTTGATCTCAGGAAGAGTCACCTGAAGGTATGTGCGGTAAGCAAGATCACCGTTGCGGCTAATGATGCATGTGACGCGACGACCGAAATCGGCTTGACCGTTGAATGTTTGCTCAATTGACTCAATAGCAAAGTTGGTGTATCTGCGGTATGTTACTTTCCAGAAAGTAATTTGAGGGTTACCTGTAAGGTAAACGTCTTGGGCGCCATAGGCTACAAGTTGCATTAATCCTCCTCCCATAGTTATAATATTGCTAAAGAAAAAAATTTATGAAAAGTTAATTAATTAAAATATTTTAATTATAATTAATCTTGTATTACATATTTATGATAATAATTTGTTCATGTCAAAATTTCCTTTCATAAATGAAAGGAGGTATGAATCCAACAAAATTTCTTTTTTTCCCTCGTGATTTTTTGTAAAGATGTAAGAATCTTTTCTTTTCTTAATGCTCCAACCATCATTAATTGCATTGAACAAGAAAAGCATTTTCTGGAATTTAATATTGTCTATCTTAATGTCGTGGGGTTTCCCAGATTCATTTTCAAGGCGTACTCTTAATTCAATTTCACTCATTTATTTAAATTCTAGAAAAGTAAAATGAACTTTTAACTTGAATAAATAAAAGTTCAAAATATATATTTACTTTAATAAACTATTAAATAAAATATATTAATAATTATTAGATTACTAAATATGCCATCATTTAAGCCAAAAACCGTAAAAAAAATAAAGGTAAATAAAAAAAACTCAACAACGTTAGATGGAAAGCACAAAGAATTTGTAAATGAATTTAATAAAGATGAAAATGATAGAATACCTAAATTAAAAGAAGAAAAAGCTTCAATAAAGACTATTTTGGAAAAAGAACAAGAACAAAAAAAACAACCAGGAGAGAACATTGAACATTGAACAAATAATGGATTATCAGGACAAGTTGAGAGACATAACAGCCGAAATAAAGTATCTAAAGTCAAAAAAAGTAGAATACTTTTTAGACAATTCTAAATATATATTTGATTATTTTGAGAACAAAAAAGATATTTCTATAGGAAACATGGTAACAAATAAAAATAAAAAGTTGGAATCTTTTTTTAAAATAAACTCTTCTGTAGATAATTCTAATGTGATAGAAAACAAAAACAATAACATTTTTCAAAAATATTTGAGCAACATTGATGAAACCTTTTTAGACATAAATTCTTTTTTGCTGTCAACAGATGTATGTCAATCTTGTTATAAAGGAGAATTAATCCCCATGGATGATGAAGGCGTTTTGATTTGCAATTTATGTTTTAAGAATGTACAATATTTGATTGAAAATGAGAAACCTTCATACAAAGAACCGCCAAAAGAGGTTTGTTTTTACGCATATAAGAAAATTAATCATTTTAAAGAAATTTTGGCTCAATTTCAAGGAAAAGAAACTACTCAAATACCAGCAGAGGTTATTGATAATTTGAATCATCAGATTAAAAAAGAAAGAATTGAATGTTCTAAATTAACTTATTACAAGACCAAAGAGTTGTTAAAGAAACTTGGTTACAACAAGTACTACGAACACATAAATTTTATTAAAGATAAATTAGGTATTAAACCTCCAATTATCTCTCAAGAGTTGGAAGAAACCTTGTGCAACTTCTTTATGGAAATCCAGTATCCTTATGCAAAACATTGTCCAGATTATCGTGTAAACTTTTTGCATTATTATTATGTACTTTATAAGCTGTTTGAATTGCTGGATGAAACACAGTATCTTCCAGAAATTCCAATGTTGAAGGATAGAGAGAAATTGATTGAACAAGACACCATTTGGAAAAAGATATGCGAAGAATTAGATTGGGAATTTATTGCAACTATTTGATTCTGATTTAACGTCTTCTATATCGTCTTGATTTTCTTGATTTTTTGTGTTTTCTAGTTTTTCTTCCTCCTTTCATTCTTTTTCTCTTACCACCATGACCAAATCCGTCAAATGATGTTATAACATCTGAAAAACTATTATCACTAGAATAATTACTAGCCGCGGTTGTATTGTTGCTTAAATTTACAGAATCATCGTCAGTAGCTGCATTAAATTGACCCAATAGATTTGTGGCAACGGGTCCATTAGCAGTGGGTGGTGTAGTTACATCACTCATTATTGATTCTGAAGTAGTATTATTGCTTGGCTCATCATAATCATCTAAATCGTGCATTGAACTGTTTGTTGAAATGTCAGATAAAGGCGTAAGTTGTCCTCCGTGTCGTCTAGTTGTCTTTCTTAAATATTTTTTTCGTGATTTAAAGCTCTTCTTAGTTATAGTCATTAATTATATAATAATATGATAAATTAATTATCGTATTATTGGAGTTGTTGCATCGTTAAGTAACTTAAAGCCCTCCTGGGAAACCAACAAGATTGGCACCAATACCAAAACCAGCACCAGAACGAGTGGTGACAGCAATGCTGGGTACATAGGTATCCAAAATGCTAAATGTGGCAGCCGCAGTTAACGCAAGCAAAACAATCTCCTCAATATTCAAGGAGCGTTTAGGAATAGCGTATGCAGCAATAGCGACCATCAAACCCTCTACTAAGTATTTGACAACTCTTTTGACAAGCTCAACAATATCAAACATCTATATTAAATAATAAGAAAAAAATATATTGTGCGATAAAAAAACTTAAAATCAATATATGTCTAAACTATATATGGGAGCTCAATCAAAGGTAAAAAGACCCGAAAATGTGGAAGATCAAAATTTCAGTTTTGAAAAGAAAACAACTGACACCGGAAATATAAATCCTAAATATGTTGATGTATTAGACGAAGACAAAACTATTGCAGGACAAAAATTCGTATGCATTTCTTTCATTTCTCCTGAAAAAATTATTAAACAAAAGGAATTGTTCTTTTTTGAGGAATTCCTAAAGAAGTGGGAATTTTCAAAAAGTATGGAAAAATTTATTCAATTTTTAAATTTCATTAGTTACAAATACAAGTTGACGTTTGACGATGTCTCAAAAGACTTTAAGGAGTTTTTAACTGAAGAACAGGCTAGTTTTGTGGAGGGTGGTATGGACGCCGATTACAAGACTTTCTTAGATCAAAATGAGGAAGATCTTGAAAATTCATTTAATACTAAGCATAATTTCCAAACATCTACGCGCGGCATCAAAGTTCGTGGAGCATATCCCACTATGGAAGAGGCTGAGTTGCGGTGCAAGATGTTAAGGGAATTGGATCCAAATCATGATGTTTTTGTTGGACCCATTGGCTTGTGGATGCCGTGGGATCCAGAGGCTTACAAGACAGGCCGAGTTGAGTATATGGAGGAGGAATTGAATCAATTAATGCACGAAAAGAATAAGAACGAGTCTTTTGCAAAATCTGCATTTGAACAACGTGTTAAGGAGACCAAGAAGAAGGCAATTGATGAGAATATTAAACTGGCAGAGAAAACTGGTGCAACGCTTACTCAAACTATTGATGAAGATGGAAATCTTATTGGAGTTAGTAATATGAACACCCAAGAAAGAAATTTGAAAGATCAAGAAACGATTACTGCGGCTGATATTCGCGCCGAATTGTTTGAGGGAGAAAATATTGTTGTTGGTAAGACAGATAATGGACAAAGTGAGCTTTTAAGCGGGCCGTTTGTTGTTAAGGATAAGAGTGATTGACCAACTCCTATGAAATAATAAATTTATAACTTATAAAGTTATAATTTTATTTACCACTTTGTCTTTTTTACACTAATTTTTGGCCCTTGACCACGTTTCTTTGTATTACTTGGGTCGTATTTCTCGTCTTCTTCATCGGAGTTAATATCTTTACTGAGTTCCCAAAACTCTTTTGACCCCAATTTGAAGTCATTGTGTGAGTCGGCCTTGTACCAGAAGACCTGTTCTTGCAATTTATTAGATTTTGCGTTATTATTTATTACTAAACATTCATAATTTTCAGTGCATTGGTCCATGACCTGACAAAAAGACTCAAATGTGGGAAACATACCAGCATAATTCTCATAGATGCGCTTTCTATTTGCAATGTATGGTTCTCTCAAAATAAAAACATAATCTATGTTGGTTCTCAGTGTTGGTGGAATTCCCAAAGGATATTGCATTGTGATGATAAGCATGATCTTCCAATGTCGTCCGTTCATGAAGAGAAGACGCATCATTTTATCGCGAGTCCATGTTCCATCATATAAACAATCATCCAGAATTACAAAAGCTCGGGGGTCAATTGTGCTACGTTTATAAGTCTCCATTTCTTTTTTAATCTGCTTTAAAACAGACTTTTGCCGCTTTAAAATGTTCTCAACGATTGCAGTATTATATTCATTGTGAATAAACAATTTTGGCACCATTTTTCCGTAGAAACCGTTACCTTCTTCTGTTCCAGCGACCACAACACCAATAGGAATGTCTTGATGATAATACAACAAATCTCTTACAAGAAAAGACTTACCGGTATCACGACGACCAATTAAGACTACAACAGGACCTTTAGATTCATTCGGTTTAAAACTAATTGTTTTCATATCAAATTTTTTGAGTTCTAAAGTCATATTACTGTTACTTTAGAAAATTCATTCAAATTAGAAAACGCATTAAAAATATCAATGTTACTAAAATGTAAGATATAACAGAATTGTTGTAAACTGAGTTAAAAAATAGTATAATTAATATATTATTTAGCTAATGGACAATACTACTCTTAAAATTCATTATGAGAAGAGGAAAAATTCAGAATTATTTAAATCTCTTCAAAAAGAAGATTTAACTTTTCTCTCTGACTTGCAAAATTACATCCCAATTTACAAGCGATTCTTTTTGTTGAATGAAACAAATTATAACTCATTGAACTTGAACAACTCGTGGTTTTTAGCAACCGTGAAAAACAGAGTTGCTGATAACAAAAATTTATACAACTGTGCAATTCAAAACAATGAAACTAGTAAAATACAAAAAAAACAAGTATTTTTCAAAATGGCTCCTTTACTAGACCCGTTTAAATACTTAATTGGTAAATATAACGCAAACGACCCAACATTATTTAAATTACCAAAGTTGACTTCAGAAATTGGCAACGTTCATCCAAAGTTATTAGATTCTAATAATTCCGCGTATGTTGATGGTTTATTTTCTTTTCTCTCAAGCAAACTAATTTACAATTATGATTTTGTAAATGGTGTTGATTATTACGGCTCTTTTTTGGGAATTAAAAAAGAATTCAATCTAAACGTTGTTGATGATTTGGATTATCTTTGCAAATCAGATTTTTTCAATAAATATAAAAATGTAAAATTCAAAGTTGAAGATTACAGTTTCTTGTATGATGAAGAAAAACCCGAAGCAAAACCGCCAATCAAAATAGAAAAAAATCTGAGCAATAATTCTACTTTGTCTATAAAGTCGCTTGACAACACTATTTTTGAAGATATATTTTCTTCAGACAATCAAACATCACACATTACATTACATCATCTAAAAGAAAATAATATTGAGTTGATTGATATTACAAATTGCGATTCTTTTAATGCGAAAGAAATGCGCACGACAACAATAAAATCGTCGTCTAGTTGTTCATCTAGAACATCCCACACATCAAATAGTGAAAATAGCAAAGGATCTTGTAATAATTGTGAAGATGTATTTGGGGAAAATGAAGAGAAAGAAAATGATAATGATAATGACACAGTAGACGAAAATAATGAAGATAATTGGACTGACGACAAGAGCTCATCATCTTCAGAAAGCTGCGAAGAACAACAAATATTTGCAACTATTCCAGAATTTCCTGTTCAAGTTATATGCATGGAAAATTGTGAAGATACTTTTGATAATTTAATTATGACAAGTGAATTAAGTCATGGAGAGTGGTTTTCAGCATTGTTTCAAATAATAATGATATTAATTACATATCAGAAGGCGTTTTCCTTTACTCACAACGATTTACACACAAACAATATCATGTATAACTCAACCAACATTAAGCATATTTATTATTGTTATAAAAAGACATATTACAAAGTTCCAACTTATGGTCGCATTTTTAAAATGATTGATTTTGGAAGAGCTATCTATAAATTTGAAGGAAAAATGTTTTGCAGCGACAGCTATCAACCAGGCGGAGATGCTTCTACGCAATATAACACTGAACCATATTTTAATGAGAAAAAACCGCGCTTAGAACCAAACTATAGTTTTGACTTGTCTCGTTTAGCGTGTTCTATTTTTGATTATATAATTGACGACTTGGATGAGATAACGGATTTAGATAGTTGTGAACCAATTGTTAAACTTATTTATGAATGGTGTTTAGACGACAATGGTATAAATATCCTTTATAAAAACAACGGCGTAGAGAGATATCCAGATTTTAAGTTATACAAGATGATTGCAAGGTGTGTTCATCACCACACTCCACAGGCTCAGCTTGAGAGAGAAGAGTTTAAATTTTTTACAGTTGCAAAATCTTCTATTCCTATAGAGGAAACTGTGGTAAATATAGATAATATTCCTAATTTTTCTTCTGAAACAATTGAAACACTATAAATATTTTCTGGTATAAATTTTAAAGATATTTTATTTGTATTAAATAAGATGACTTCCATACCAGATAACTTTGGGTTTATAATCACGAGACACGTAAATTCAGAAACAACGAATAAGTATTGGAACGAATGTATAAGACATATTAGAAGTCAATACCCTATGAAAAAAATTGTTATCATTGACGATAATAGTGATGAGAAATACTTAAAAGCTGAATATGAATATAGGAACGTAGAGTATGTAGAATCTGAGTATCATCGCCGAGGTGAGCTTTTACCGTATTATTACTTTTATAATAATCACTATTTTGATAACGCAGTCATAATTCACGACAGTGTTTTTATGCAGCAGAGAGTTCCATTTGAACACTTAATTAAAAAACAAATAAAAGTTCTACCGCTGTGGCATTTTAATAGTGAAAAAAAAGAAAATATTACCAATACAATGCGAATTATAAATGGACTTAAAAATAATTATGATATAGTGGTTAATCTTTTGAATAATAAAGAATTTGATGTTTTGGGTCCAACAAATAAAGAAATATGGTCAGGTTGTTTTGGAGTGCAAAGTTTTATTAATCGGGAGTTTTTAATTGGCTTGAAAAATAAATATAACCTTTTCAATATGCTTAATTTTATAAATTCTAGATCTGACAGATGTTGTTTGGAGAGAATAATGGGAATCATATTTTTTGTTGAATATTTGCGCATATTAAATATACCTTCATTGTTTGGAGATATAAAAAAATACTGCGAATGGGGTTACACGTACAACGAACATTGTGAGAATATTCGTAATAAAAAAATACCGAGATTACCGGCAGTAAAGGTTTGGAGTGGGAGATGATTTATTTTTTTATTTTTATGGTGATTCTGTAACTGTAACATCAACGTCTTCAAACTCCAATGATTTGCACATTACATAAATATCCTCAATAGCGTAGATCTCACACTTTTCGCGATAACTAAAACTACTAAAACAAACAGTGTTATAATTCTCAAATTGGTACCCAAAAGTGCAATTCAAATCTGATGTCACTGGCTTGCCAGCTTTTGTATGCTTCAAAATTGTCAAATCAGCCGCGCGAACAGCAACTCCACGGCATACAAGATGTACAATCT